CTGGCTCAGAGTCGGCAGCCCAAGAAGGTGAGCCTGAAGAACATCCGTAACCTCGCCGCATGGGATACCGCTATGCGTGACTCCATCCTCGGCCTTGCCTGACATGCCTCTTCATGCGGAAGCCCTGGAACGACTGGAGTCCGGACTTGGACGTAAGGATTATGTATGCGATGATCATCCGCTCGGCGCCGGGTCGATCCGGGCGTGGAGTCGGCTTCGGTCTTGCTCCGGGAAAGACGCGCGTTCCTTCGTCCGGTATTCGCCAGGATTGCGTCGTGTCTTGACAAGTCATTGTTTCGATTGGATTTTTTGCTGATCGTTAGCGGCCTCTTCCGAGCGTTTCCCGCACATTTCGCGGTGCCGAAATTGTGGGGGGGCGCTCAATCTGAGCATTGATAAGCAAGGGGTGAAAGTGGCCGAAGCCCGCGTCGCACGGGCCGCTCGGCCATTTCGTGGGCTTTCGAGAAAATCCGAAAAACTATGCAAAAACCGAGCGGATTTTGCAAAAAAACCGAGCAGGCCTGCACGGAAGTGAGCGGATCGTGATCAGAGCGGCGGTATCACGTCGATTTGATATGACAGGGACAAATAACCTGTGAAAAACGACGGTACTAGCCTGCGGCGAGGGTTAAAGCATCACTAATCGCCTTGGTGTCGATCTTACCCGTGGCGACGAATGATCGATAGAGGAGGGCAATTGCGGCAGCTTTCTTCGCGGAAGAAATATCCTGTCCTGACTCCCGGAGAGTGTTTTCAACGCCTTCGAGAACGGCTTGGAGCGTCGTTTGTGACAACTCGTCACGCTTTGCAAGGGCGTCACTGACGATTCGTGAGACCAACTCATACGTTGCGACTGGGTCGGACTCGGACCGCTGCCATCCAGTCTCGTTACGCTCGTGTTCCTCAGCAGTTTTTACCGCTAGCTCGACCTGTTGATGGTCTAAGCCGAGGCGTTCCGTAATGTGGTTTAGGACCGTACGAAGTGCCATGGTGGCGATCATATCGCTGGTCGTGCGTTCTCCCAGCACTACGTACCACACGTCCACCCCAAGCCGTCCCGCCGCCTCGAGATAGGCGGCGTCAGGTGTCCGCTCGCCCGCTTCATAGGTGTATTGCGCAGTCTTGCCGATACCACAGGCCGCAGCAAATTTCGCTTGGCTAAGCCCCAACCGCTCCCGTTCTTCACGCAGACGCTCGTGTTGAGTGTTTCTCTTTTCTGACATAGGACCTGTTGACATGTATCGCGAACGCGAGTAAGTTCGCAAATGCGATACATGTTCGCGTTTGCGATATTCAATCTTAACAGGTGACATATGACGGTGAAACTCAAGACACGGGAGGAAGTGCTGGCCGACTTCAGCCGAAAGGGGGTCAGTGTATCGAGCTGGGCGAAAAGACACGGCCTCAACCCTGCCGTTGTGCATGCGGTTCTAAAGGGGACGCGGCAGGCAAGGATCGGGCAAAGCCATAAGGCTGCGGTCTTACTCGGCTTGAAAGAGGGGGAAATTGCCGACGACGTATGCGACACCTTCGACAGCAAAGGTGTCGCGCCTTCGCGGTCGCTGGCTGAGCGCCGCGACACCCATAAAACCCATGACGAATAAAGGCGAGAACGTGATCGGCAAAGGCGAGCGTGAATGGATCACGACGCGTGAAGCTGTCGCGCTTTTGGGCGTCGGTAAGGATGCAGTGATTCGTCGTATCAAGTCCGGCGAGCTTGACGCGGAGACGATTCGCGCGAACGGTGGCGAACAGTTCCGCATTCGCTTCGACAGCCTTCCTGCCACCGCGAAGGCACGCTATTACGTCGAACGATACAGGCTGGATCGCGACGAGCCAATCTCGACGGAGTCGCGGGCCAAGTCCAACGATTGCGCTACCGAGACATGGCGGAGGTTTGAGGACGCGTCCGACAGACTGAAAGCGCGCGCCGAACGAAACCTTGTCGCGGTTCTCTCGTGGTTCGAAGCGCTTGCAGCAGGGAAAAGCCGCATGGCAGCGTATGCCGACATTCAACGGGAGCACGGCATAGGTCGGATGGCGCTCAACCGCTGGTTGAAGGAAATCGACGGGCAACCGCGTGAACACTGGCTTGCGCTCGTTTGCCCGGACTACCGAATCGACAACGCAAAGAAAGCCGAGTGGTCGCCGGCAGCGTGGGAGTTCTTTTTGCGCGCTGCAATGGCACCGGGTGCGAAGGTTCGTACCGCATGGCGTCGCACGCAAGAGGCGGGTGCGTCCCTTGATTGGTCGATTCCGTCATATGACACGGCGAAGCGCGACTTTCTCCGAGTGCCGGAAGACGTCCGGACTCTGCTCAAGAGCGGTGGGACGGCCCTCAAGGCGCTGTCACCGACGCAGCGTCGCGATTACACCTCGCTCAGTTTGCACGAACTATGGTGCCTTGATGGTCGCCGGATTGACCTGATGGTGCGCGACGACGATGGAAGTCTCGGCGTCAAGGGGCGCGTGTTGCGTCCGTACGTGCTCGGCATTCAAGAGGTTCGTACGCGCGTCATTCTCGGCTACGCCATTTCCGCATCGCTCGACGCCGACGTTGTTAGACAGGCATTTCTCAGCGCAATGACTCGCACCAATCGAATCATCCCGCGCGGAATGTTGATGGACAACGGTATGGAGAACGCCGCGAAGGAAATTTCCGGCGGCGCGCCGTGGCGACAGCGCGGGAAGGTGAAAGACGACGAGATCATCGGCCTCTTTCCCATGCTCGGCGTTCAAATCACGTGGGCGATGACCGCACACGGCCAGTCCAAACCAATCGAGCGTGCATTCGGCACGATCAAAGATCGGACGGAGCCGCGCCCGGAATTTCAGGGTGCGTATTGCGGCCACAAGCCCGATGCGCGGCCGGAAGAGTGGGATGCACGTAAGGCGGTGCCGCTTTCCCTTTTTCGCAAGGTATTTGCCGACGAGGTAGACGCGTATCACCGGACTCCGCATCGGGGCCAAGGCATGGAAAAGCGCAGCCCTATGCAGGTATATGGCGAGTTGAGCCGCGAGGGCAGCACGGTTGCGCGGCGGATAACCGAAGCACAGGCACGTTTGTGCGCTTACTCCGCAGTGCCGGTCACGCTGAACCGTCGCGACCATTCGTTCACGATCCTCGGGAATCGCTACTGGTCGGAAAAACTGGCCGCGTTGCCGGGCGGCAGCGGGTACTACGTGCGTTACAACCCCGACGATCTTACGCAGGCGGTCTATCTGTACAGGGGCGAGAAGCTTATAGCCGAAGCGACGATGACGACGCTCACGCCGTTCCTCGACAAGCGCGCGGCGAAGGAGCATGCGAAGCGACGCGCCGACTACATCAAGAGTGTCAAACAGCAAGCAAAAGCGCTGCATGCGCTTCAGGCCGATCCCGCCGATTGGTTGGGAACCGAGGCCGATCCTGTGACGGGCGAGATTCTACCGATTCCGCAAGTCATCGAAATTGTGAACGCGCGTGCCGATGCGATGCCGCATCCGGACGGCGCAAAGGCTCAAGAGGATGCAGAGATTCAGAGGCTTGTCGATGAAATGGAAGAAACCCTTGCCGCCGAACGCGCACCCAAGCGCGCATTCGGCGGGGCTTAGCAGGGCCATGCGTCGGGCGTTAGCGCGCCCTTGCATGAATCGAGGTAGTTAAACCCCAAGCGAGAGAGGTAAGTGTAAATGACTTTAACGCAGACTAACAGCAGTACGCCCACGGGGACCACTGCGGAGAACGTTCGACCAATCCGGCAGAGCATTTCGGAAAGCTCGGCCCGTGGCCGCGTGTCGGAATTGATCGACGGCGGTATTGGGATGGGCCGGATCGCGGTCGAGGCCGGTGTGTCGAGCGCCGATCTGAAACGGTGGGTGGACGGCGCGAAGGCTGATGCGGTGAACGATGCGGTCGCTGTTTGGCTATCGGATATTGACGACGAAATGCGGGCGCACGCCGATGACTTCACGGAGACGCCAACCGCTCGTCGGATCATGCGAGCGTTCGATCAAGCGCGGCAAGCCAAGGACGATCGCGGCCAGCGCGGAATTGCGTTGATCTATGGTGCGTCCGGCATTGGGAAGTCCAAGACTGCGCGGTATTACGCGAAGCGTGAGAACGCCATGGGGCATGTCGGTTCAACGAACGTGGTGTACGTGCAGCTCGATGGCGAAAACACCACATGGACGGCCGCGCTCAACGCCGTTGTCGGCAGCGCGCGGGGAGCATATGGCCTTGACGCGTATAAAGAGCGGAATCTGCGGCAATGGATTACTCAGCATGTGCCGGAAGGCGGGATGCTGATCTTTGATGAGGCCCAGCTTCTGCCGACGCGACGCCTTGATGAACTTCGCATCTTTCCGGATGAGTGCGGGATCGCCGTTGCGTTCATGGGAAACACGGCTGGTTACAAGGCGTTGGAGTCGGCGAAGATCGCGCAGATCACGTCGCGTGTTGGTGGTGCGCGAGTTGTCGCAGATAAACCGAGCGAAGGCGATGTTGACGCCCTGTTGGAGGCTTGGAATCTGAGAGGGCGAAAGTTGCGCGAGCTGGCAGTCATGATCGGCACGCAGGACGGTGGCTTGCGGTTCCTCGGGGCAACGGTGCAGGCGGCGCGTGTCTACGCGAAGGCCAGTGGTCGTGATATTGACGAGCGCACGTTTAAAGCGGCGGCTGTCAGCGTCGGCGCATGGGGGATTCAGTAATGGCGGGCATTGCGGTGAAAGGAACTCGTCTGTACTTCGCGAAGCCTAGCCAGCTTCTCACCATTCGATTTTTGGTCGGGGCTGCTGGATTTAACGGGATGGACGATCCGGAGTTTCTGAAGATACTCAAGCGCATCGCGAAGGTTGACACGCTTGAGCAACTGTCGGTTGCGCGTGCAGACAGGGTCATCGAAGTGTTGAAAGGACGAATCTAACGGGGCGTGTATGAATAACGGTCAGCAAATCAATCTGAAGGTGGCGCATGTCAATGTCGCCGCGCCGCGCGAGAACTTGGTCAACGCAATTGGGGTGATTATGGGCGAAGCACATGACAGGTCACGGGGCCAGCGTCAGCACGATTTCGATTTCGAGGATGATGTGAATATCGCGACGCGGGCGCTCAAGGCCGTAAGCGGGTTGTGTGTATCCGGTGACAGGCCGGGGAGCTATCACCTTGACCATGTCAAGGGGGATCAGCTTGTCGCCCTGCTGGATCTGATTACGGATCGGCTCGAACGTTCTGCGCGATAGCCGCTATAAGCGGCCTGCTGTTCGGCTGGCACCCTTGGTATCAGATTTCTCCGCGAGGGGCGTTAAACCCCCGTTAAAAACGGTCCTAGCCATATCGGCCGCAAGGTGGTACGCATCACGGTGGCGACGCTCAAGCGTCGCCATTTTTTTGGGGCCGCATGTGACCGATGTAGCAATTTTCCCAGTGACATAGGCCAGCCTGTTTTTGCTTGGTGATTCGCGGTCAAATCTTGGCAACGGAAATGTTTCCGGTTCAGGAGCCCAAGTGAAAACTGTTGAAGAGGTACTTTTCCCCAAGGAGCGGGTGCGTCCCGAGGTGACGCGTTTCGAGCGCCTTAGCCGATTCATCGGCGAATACAACGCCAACAACCTGTGCGATGAGGTCGGCGGACAGGACATGATTATTCCGCGCTTGAGCGACAAATATACGCCGTTTGATCGACTGTTTGGCAAGAAGCTTGCGCGAGAGGTGCGGGCGCAGTTCGGCGGTATCGTCGTCTACGTACCGCAGCAAGTTGGCAGTGGGCATAGCGAACGCAATGCCGACATCTGTTCGCGCCGAAACGACGGGGCGACGATCGCCGCCTTGGCGCAGCGTTTTCAACTGACGGAGCGCCGCATTCGCCAGATCATCAACGAAGGAAGTGGGGAATAAGCGCGACCATGATTATCAACGGAACAAACCTCAACGCCATTTATACCGGCGTCAAGACGGCCTATCAAAACGGATTCGACGGTGCGTCGTCCGTATGGAAAGACTTGGCTACGAAAGTGCCGTCCAATACTCGCGAAGAGCACTATACGTGGCTGGGGCAGTTTCCACGCCTGCGCGAATGGATCGGTGATCGTGTCATCCAGAATCTGAAAGCGTACGAATACACGATCAAGAATCGGAAATTCGAGTCCACGATCAGCATCGAGCGAGACAACATCGAGGACGATACGTATGGCCTGTTCGCTCCGCTCTTCAAAGACATGGGCGGTGCGGCGGCGGTCCATCCCGACGAATTGTTGTTCGAATTGATCGCAAGTGGCTTCACTGCCAATTGTTACGACGGACTTCCCTTTTTCAGCGACCAGCATCCGGTCGGTAAAGATAGCGAGTCGAAAGCCTCGAACTGTCAGGTTGCAAAGAAGGGTGAGGAAAAGGCACCGTGGTATCTGTTGGATACATCGCGGTCCCTGAAGCCGTTTATTTTTCAGGAGCGTCGCCCGTATGCGCTTAATGCGCTGACGAACTTGAATGATGCTTCCGTGTTCCTGAAAGACGAATTTCTGTATGGCGTCGATGCGCGCGTCAACATGGGGTTTGGGTTCTGGCAACAAGCGTTCGGCAGCAATCTCGCATTGAACTCTGACAATTTCGACGCGGCATATGCAGCAATGACCAGCCTTCAATCCGATGAGGGACGTCCGCTCGGAATCAAGCCGACCATCCTGCTTTGCGGTATGTCGAATCGCAAGGCTGCATTTAATGTCGCGCAAGCGGATCGTCTTGCCGACAACGTGCCGAATCCGAACTACAACCTCGTACAAGTGGTTGTCACGCAGTATTTGCCGTAAGCGGCGAGAAGCATAGCAGTGCGGTTGTTCCGCAAAGGCGCGAGATAGGTTGACCATAGCGCCCGCGCGAGGGTTTACGGACCCATCCATGACCCATGGTCAACCTTGGAGCCGGTCGCAGTCCACCGCCAGAAATGGCGGCCCCCTGTGACCATCATCATTTTCAATATTATTCGCATAACGAATCAAATTTTTGGGTGAACGAGAATGCAAAAGATCAATACGCCGGATGGCAACTGGCATGCGGGCGATCCTTCGCAAGGCATCAAAGGATCGGTTGTCACACGAGAGTTCATGCAAGCTGTGCAGGATGAGCTTGTCGCCGTGCCGGAAAGTGTCGGCATCAAGCTCGATCCGGCCGACAACAGGCAAGTCCTCAAAGCGATTCAGAAGATCGTCGTCGATGCGGGCGCGAACTATCAGCCCAAGCTCGATTACATGCCGGTTCAACAAGGTACTGGTGCTGGTCAAGGTTCCAATACGGTGAGGATCGGTTGGGCGACGGATGGTTCGGGTCTGCGTGTGACGGTCGATACAACCGACGTCGGCGTGGTCGCGTTCGCGAGTCAACTTGCTGCATATGCGACGCAGCAGTGGGTGCTGAACAACGCCGTTCCCAAGGGCGGAGGCGCAATGACTGGTACGTTGGCGGTGCCACAGGTTCAGTTGAGCCTGGGGCATGCGGACAACGACGGCACGAAGCCGATGATCTACAACGACCCGTCCGTCAGAAACGTTGTTTTCCGAACTGGTCCATCGAACGCGTACACGTACACGGTGATCGATGAAAACGGCGTCATGAACCTTTCGACTCGACCGAGTTTCGCAGGATCGACTCCTTGGGACACTGGTAACTTCGACCCAAACTCGAAGCTGAACACGTCCGGCGGAATCGTTGGCGGCCGCTTAGCGCTCAGCAAACAAGGCTGGCAGGCGGACTTACAGCTTAGAAACTGGCGAGATGGCCAAGACGTTAGCACGTACCTCCGAGCGCGCGATGACGGCGGTTTCGAAATCATCAACAACGCCTACAGCGCAGTAACGTGGGCCGTGGATGATTGGGGCAACATGTTCTCGCGAGGCTCGCATCGCATGACGCCGGACGGAAACTGGTGGTTCGCAAACCGAGGCTGGTCGAACGATGTGCTGAACGACTTGTACAACCGGGACAATGGCAAAGCGAATGCAGGTGCAACGTGTCAGCCGTACGATTTTGCGGAATTCGGGCCGATCAAGAGTAACGGCGGTAATGGACCACATCAGGTGGATGCTCCAGACAGTTGGATAATGAAAGGCGTGCGATGTGGTGATTGGGTGGGGCCATCCGGAGACGCGGTTGGCTCGTTATACATCCGCTGTGTTCGACTGAGGAACCAATAAGGAGCATGTATGGTCGAGCATGAGTTGCTCATTTTGGCGATAGAGGAAAAGTGGCCCGATCTCGTCCACGGTCGTGACTATTGGGTCGGACATCCGCTTGACCCGGTCACGGGGCTTCAATCGGGAAACGCGTTCATTGCCGAGTGGAAGTGCGATGTCGATGAACCTGACATAGGCAGCCTGCTTTCACGCGCAGAGGAATTGCGGCCAGTCTTGGTTGCGGAAAAGGTACGTGCGCGCCGTGACTCGTTGTTGGCTGCGTCTGACTGGACGCAAGCACCCGACGTGCCGGCAGGCACCCGCGAGAAGTGGACAGCATATCGGAGCGCGCTTCGCGACATACCGAATCAGCCTGGCTTCCCATTCGATGTTGAGTGGCCGGAAGCGCCGACAGATTGA